TTTAGCTTTAGACCACCACACATTTTGCGTGTAGTATAAGTTAAACTCTGTTTGAGTCATTACTTCTATCGTTTTGCCTTTGTTAACGATATATAATCCTGTGGGTGTTATTTTGAAAACCATGACAATAGAACATAAGTGATTAGTAATATATCTAAGATGGCTACCCAAAAGGCAACTGTGATAGCAACAGCGTACATAGTACCCTCAATGCTATTTAAGTAATTGATAAATTTTCTCATATAATCGTTTTAATGTTATACAAATATAATAAAAAAATGTTAATAAACAAATTTCTATTTTTTTCTATACTGAACAGCACACACAGCAAGTCTTTGATCTGTGTTAGGATACTCTTTAATCATTGTAGGATTACCCATACAACGAGCCATAAAGTCCTTTCTGTCCTCTCTTGGTTTTGGTGTTGGTAATGGCATAACTATATATTTAAGTGCATTATTGTATTAATCTTGTTTATCGTTTCCTGCTTATCTACTATACCATTATCATCGTAGTAAACATAAACGTAGGGGGCATACTTACGTGCGTAGTTATCGTTCTTTTCTTTGTGGTTTGCCTTTGCTCTGTTTTGATAAGCTGTATTCATCATCTTGTATGAGATAGGTTTTATCTGTATCCCTAAAACAATGTAATCATCTTTTATTATCTCAGCATCTATGCAATAAGTATGGTCTTTCTCAAAGTCTGTTTTAACTATATCTATGTTTGTAAACTCTGCTTTGAGTTCGTCTATTATGCTAAGCTCTTGTTGGTATCCGTTCCAAGTCTGCCCTATCACACGATAGAAAACATATTGCTTTACTTCCTCTAATGATACCCATTGATTCTTTAGATGTATCCTTTGGCTTACATAGGATAGCTGCTTGTAACCTACTGAGCATCTATACGAGTGTTCCCAATCCTTATGCGTTTTGCTTTCGTGGTATTTGTGAAAGTCGCTTATGAGCTTCATGCACTTACCTACATACTTAGTCTGAAAAAAATGATTAACACTCTTGTCTTTGTTTAGCTTTCGGTATAGCTCATCGTTTAATGGTTGCTTATACTTATAAGGCATATATCTTGTTTATTTGGTATATCCATTCCTTAATGCGCTTAGGCGAACAGGTGCAGGGTTCGTGGTATTTATGAGCATATAGATCAGCGTGTAATTCACATATCAGTTTGTAATGCTCTTCTGTCATATTACCACTAAGAAGCTCAGCATAGGGCTTCCACCTATCTCTTTGCTCTTTGGTCATCTGTCCTTTTGGCATCCTAAAATTTTATGTTATTCCATTTGTTTCTGCGCTCATCACAGCCACAATCTCTACCCCTAAGTTTGGATATCTTCTTTACTATATAACGTATTCCTGTGTATTTTGTAAAGTAAAATACTAAATCCCCTAATCCCATTCTATATTATTTTTGATTAAATCCTTAACTCTTTTGTATGTAAAGTACAGAGAATAATAAGATATGTTTGTCTTTCGTGCTAATTCTGCAATAGGCATACCATCGCTAATTATCTCAAACACAGTACGATCATACCAAAAGGTTTTGTCAAGCAGATTATCCATTTGCTTCATAGCACCACAAACATCTATCTGTTTTGATTCCCCCTGCTCGTCCATATAGTCAGCAAGGTTATCAATGTTAGTCTTAATGATTTTTTTCTCTTTTCGGTGCAGGTCTATAAACAAAGCCCTAAGAGTTCGGTAGATGTACATGTGGTTAATATCATCTTCAAACGATATATCTACACCCTTTGTAATGTAAGTGTGGATACGGATGTACATCTCTTGTACGATATCTTCTGCTATGGATTCTTTGCAGCCGAAAGATAACACGATTCTATGCCAATCATCGTGCTTTTCTGCAATCTTCTCAAGTGTTGTTTTCAAAATGGTAAATCTGTTTGTTCTTTGGTATTGTAAGTTACTAAATTTTTTCCATCTATTTCAAACCCTACATTATTTAATATACTTCTAAACTTGATCGGATCTTCCATAGGTGTAGGTTTGTACCCTAACTCTTGGTTTTTAACCTTAGCTGAATATAGGTTTGAGTATATCCAATCCGTTTCGTGGTATATGTATCTATGTATGATTAAAAAGTCATCAGCTCTATTCATACTCATCCCACCCATCTCGCTATCAGAAGCCATAGGTGGTATAGGTTGATTAGCGTAGTAATGCCCCTGAGGGTGTTTTTTCCTTAATGCTTCTGTAACAGCGTGAACACATATCCACGTAGTAATGTTATGCTGTTTGCAGAAGATTCGTATATCGGTAAGACTTTCGTAGCTGTACTCATAGCTGTTTGAGTTCTTAGGGATATCCTTTTTTAAGCTATTAAGAGGATCAATTAAAAACCCTTGATAATCCCACGCCTTTTTTACAGCAGTAGCAAGTTGTAAAAGGTCTTTGTAAGTGTACGCTTTTTCAGTATCTACAAACTTAAAATGTTTATATACCCAATCGTATTGCTTTTCAAAGTCCTCTTTCTCTATTTGATTAATTGGTTTGCCCTCTGCAAACTCTATGAGCTTTCTAATTAGTGCGTAGGGTTCGTTCTCACTGCTGAACACAAGCCATCGGACGTTATGCTTTAGTGAGTACAGAAACATCAAATAAAATACTAAGTGTGTTTTACCTGTGTTTGCGTGTCCTAAAATAAAGTTAAGATTACCATGCACAAATCGAAAGTGATTATCTAATCTATCTATCCCTAAGCGTAAACCCTCGCTTACTTTTCCTGCACGTATATCATTGAGTTTCTTAAGATGTTTGTCAAAGTTTATTAGCATTTGGTAAAGTTATATAAAAAAAGGGGGTGGTTAGCCCCCTATTGGTTAAAATGGTAAATCTGCTCTATCAGGTGCGTGTTCTTTAGCTTCGACACCCTCTGCTTGTTTGTGGATTTTCCACGCTTGGATTGTGTTGAAAACCTTGACTTCACCCTGTGGGTTAGTCCACTCACGCCCTCTAAGGTTGTACTGAACCTCTACGTGATCGCCCTCATTGTATTGGTCTAAAGTCGTGCATTTGTCATTTGAAAATACAACACTTAATATCTGAGGATATTGCTCTTTAGTGTTTAATACAAGTTCTCTGAATTGATAATTACCTTTTGTAGTTGTTTGTCCTACTCGTTTGACAGTTCCAATAATACTACCCATTGTTCACAAAGTTTATTAATAGTTGCGCATCTGCTATAACTGTTTGTATATCTGCGTTCGGTCTTGATGCGTGAAAGTCGGCAGCAGCTTTTACCATACTTTGACGAACAATAATTTGTTCTCTGTTTGCAGTCGGTGCTGCTTGTATGGGTTTGTTGTAGATGAGCTTCGCTGTGTTGTATTGCTCATTCGTTACTTCAAAGTCGATTACTTGTCCGACTTCCTTCTTAAATTCGCCTTTGGCTAAAAACTGATAGTTGTTGCCATTTGCGAGATACACCTGATACTTATTGAAAGTGCCTGATGCGTTTGTATATGTACCTTTCGGTTCTATTTGAGTAATTTTACTCTGCATAATATAATTCTAATTGTTGTTCTAAAATTTCTATATGAGCTTCTAACTCTTCTATTCTATTGCCCATAGTTTCTAATCGTGCCTTATCAAAGTCCTTCATGAGTTCCACTATATAATCCGTATCGTTTGTTCTCTTCTATCTTAAACATATCGAGTACATCGTACAAGTTGTTTAGGGTTTGATCAGACATATCGCTTTTGTTAGCGAGTGTGTGTGATACAGCATAGAGTATTGCATCTTGCTGTTCGGTATTTAAATTGAATTGCATAATAAAAGTTTTAATGTTGGTGTAAATATATAAACTTTTTTTAATAAAACAAAAGGGGGGCAAAGCACCCCCCAAAAGCATAACATTAAAACGATGTTCGTATGAACACTACAAAAGTACTACTTCATTTTCTTTTTGACAAGAGCTGTATATTTAGTTATTAACTCTTGCAGGTCATTATTTGAGTATTTAGTGATCTGTATTGCTTTGGCGTGTAATCTCTCAGCAGTACCATAACCAAAATCTTCATCTAATCTTACACCAAACTTGTACTGTTCGCCATATCTAAATACATTACAAGCAGCACATTGTACTTGGCAGTTTGTTTCATCCCATCTCGTTCCGTAGTGCTTCCTGCTTTGAAAGTGTCCGTTTTGCAATCGCTTCCAATGGTCTGTTTTACCACAGGTGTAGCACTCAGCTATACCAAGAGCATTAGCGTTTCTAAGTCGTATGTACTGACTAAAGATATTATCTAAACGCTTTACAAGATTTTTGCGTGATACCTTTTTAGACAACTGCGTTATCTAAGATTTGAATTATATGGCGTATCTCTGACTTCTCAAACTTACCCTCAATAGAAGCATTATACGTTTTGAATGTTAAGTGATAAAAATCTTTCTCTGCTGTATGCTTATCCTCTTTTTTACCTAAGTAATCTATTTTTAAATCAAATTTCATAATCTCTATATATATGTGTTCCCAAAGTTAAAAAAAAATTTTTGCTTATATATAATATATATAATATATATAAATATAATAATATATAATATAATATATATAATAATATAATATATAATAATATACTATATATATATACTATTTAGTGATTTTTTTGTATTTTTCAAAACCTCTGCTACCAAAGTACGCCACATAGATTGTTACGAGTAAAGTTTTAAGTAATTCTATCCACGCTTCATCTATCTTAAAGTCTATCTGTAAGCTATCAAGCACAATGTAGATCGTGGTGGCAAGGGTAAGATATATAAGCGTTATTGGTCGTACATTCTTACTTAACCAACTATCAGAAGTCATATCAGACTGCCAACGCTTACTTACTTCCTGAATCTCTTGAGAATCCATTTCAAGCAGTTTTAAGGCAGTTTCTTTGTCTTGTGGGGTAAGGGTATCATCTTTCGCTATAAGTCGCTTAAACACCCCTAAGAATCCGTTATCGGGCAATATATCGCCCATTCCATCGCCAAGCGTAGAACCTACTGATGTTAAGAATCTACCTACTTTAGTGTCCTTAAACTTCTTTTTACTCATATTTTCTAAATTGTAATTGAAAGATAAATAAGTATATATTTAGCTCATTGAATTTATACCTACCTGTTGCAGGGTAATAAGATATACCTGCTATAAAAGATGTAGGGAATAATAGTATAATTGAAAAACTACGCATAAGTCCATATTACTTCATTTGCCTTTTCAGAGTCTATATCTACGTGGATAAAACTATTTGCTATGCCTATACGCTTAAACCCTACATCTAAAAGGCAGTTGATTAAATGGTATCTATCAACAGAGCTTGAACACGCTATATCCACAGCTAAGCCCCTTAGATGGCTGCTATTAGGCGTTCCACCTACTTTATCATTGTGTTTTTCTGTGCGATACCCTGAGTTAATTTTTATGGGTTTGTCAAACTTATCTCTAACCTCGTCTAACATCTCTAAGATATCAGGATGCATTTTCTTACCACTTCCCACTTCATCAGGGCTATCAAACTCTGTATAAGTAAAATACCTCATTCGCAATCTTTGTATTTAAAGTTTTGACCTGTAACGGATAGCTTCTCGATTACATCGCTTTGTAAGTTTCTTAGTAGTGCTTCTATGTTATCCTTTTCCTCTACAAGTTGTTTTACCTTTGTTTCAAGACTTTGGCTTTTCGCTTGTAGCTCTGCAACTTCCTCAGGGTTCTTACCTATGAATGTGTAGATCACAACTGACAGAGAACCTACTAACATACCCACAATTACTTTAAAAATATCGTTATTCGTTTCAGGTATCTCATAAAAAGCTAAAAACAAAAGCAAACCCATAACAAGGAAAAATATAACCCCTGCACCTATATAACCCCTAAGCTCTTTATCTTTAGTCATTTTTATTTTTTAGTTCCCACCATTTTTGTACAGTATATCCAATCGAAACAATAAGTAAAAGTATTTTTAAGCCGTCCTCTAAAACATCTAAGGTGCTTACTGTGATTGCAGAAAGATTAAGCATATAAACTCTAAACGATGTTAAATCCATGATGTTAACTTTTAAAAGACCAACCTGCGAAGGTATGTACACCATTACCCTCTACTGTTATTTCATAAGACTTCCAACCATAAGGCGATTCGTCTAAATCATTCCATAATACATCTACTGAGTATTTGTCTGCTTGTTCGCCTTCTGATGTAAATTCGTCTAACTCTTCATCAAAAACAGGTTCTGTTATCCATAAATAGCCAAGTTTTACTATCGTATGATTACCTGATAGCCACTCATTACCTTCATCGTCTGTATTGTGTGGAAGAGCAGCTATTTTCTCTTCTGCTTGTTCCTGTGAGTTAAACTCGTATTTTTTAAATATCGCCATTTTCTTAACTTGTTAAAGTTGCTAATTCGCTATCGCTTAGTGCTTCGTTAAATACTAACGCCTGTTTTATTTTACCAAAAAATAAACTACCACCTGCACCATTATCAAAAGCAAGTTCGCTTAATAAACCTGCTGCAAACGTAGTGCCATTTGTGTCGGTAGATACTTCTGTACCATCAACCCATAAAGCAAAATCGTTTTGTTTGTATTTGAGTGCTACTTTATGAAAATCAGTTATTGTGTATGATTGAGTAGTTAAAACAGCTTGATTTGAACCATTGTAAATAACGCCTAAAATTCTATTACTAACACTTGTGAATCCAATTCTAACTACATTACCTGAAGTTGAATTACTTATACTTAACCTTCTCTCTGATAAATCATTATCAAGTGCCGAAAACTCTAAAAACAAAACACCCTCTTCGCTATTTATATCTGCACTTGTTCCTGAACCATTACAAACATCGGCTGAACGTGTTACCTGTGTGGCAGAATTTGGCGAAGGTATATAGCTTGTTTCAAAATCGCCAACCTCTAATTGAGTACCCCAAGCGTATATATAGCTTGAACCGTCGCCTTGATAAGTGTTATTAATTCCGTTTATAGTAGTATTATTATTCGGTCCGATTAGCATAGTTGCTGTACCTGATACTTGATACATTCTTACTTTTACTCTGTACCAATCGTTACCATAATCTGTAACACTTGTTTCTACGTTTACAGGCGAGCCTGATTGTTCAGTGTCTGTTATCGTTCCGTTTTCTAAATTTACACTTATACCATATCTATTTGCGTTGCTATATGTTCTAAAATAAATATAGGCGTTTGTTCTCGTTCCTTTTTTAAGGAAGCAGGTAAAAACTAAATTATTTGCTGTTGTGGTTGAGCTTACTACTTTTGATATAAAGTGAAATGTATTTGATGAATTTTCTACAATCTTACTCGCATTAACACTACCATCAGGCGATACAGCTTGGTTATCTGTTGTAGTAACATTTTCATCAACCCAATTGCTTAATGCCTCTGTATAGTTTGAGTAATTTAAACGCTGTGGTTCTAAAAGTAAATGAGGGCAATCGCCTGCAACACCATTAGTCAAAGGATAGTTTAAGCGTGGTATATTACTTCCTACATCCTGAATTAACCCATCTTTATTTACCCTTGTAGCTGTCGTATTACTTCTGCTATGTGTAAAATCCCCATCGCCATTAGCAGGTAAAACTGAATACAATGTACTCGCTTTAGTTCCTGATGGTATTAACGCTATACTTGCTTTATCGTATAAACTCATTAGTTAAAAATTAAAGTTTCAAAATTCTGCATAATGCTTGTAGCACCTTCTGATGTGCCATTATCTAAAGTAACTCTACTTGCGTGGTCTGTTGCAATACCTATTACTTTGTAAAGATTTGCAGTATCTAAAGTTATATTTGGTGTTGATGTGCCACTTGTAACGCCTAAGCCATTACCTACTGTAAGCTCTGTAACTGTACCTACATTTGTTGTATATCCTGCATCATTAGTCCATTGAGATATATTACCACTCTTGTTTGTAAGTGTGTCAGTAGATGATGCTGTAATAAATCCATAGCTGTTATCCCAACCTGTATTACCATCTGTTATATACCCTGCGCCATTTGTAAGTTCGTTATTGTTTGTAGGTATTGTTGGCGTTCCTGTCAAACTTGAGTAAGCACCATCAAAATCAGAAGTACCTGCACCTATTGTAGCTCTAACTGTCGCTGCATCTGCATCATCTAAAAACGATTGAGCAAAAGAGCTGATAGTTGTGTTAGAAGGCAAAGATAAAGTCTTGATATCTGCATCTACTTCACTATCCATCAATGCACCTGCTGCTGTAACATTTGCAGTATCGGTAACATCTGCGTTCTCTTCAATACCTGCTAACTTAGTAGATGATGTACTATCAAAACTTATTTTAGCGTTGTTAGTTGTGATATCACTCGCTTGTTGGGTGGTTATACCCACTTTGGCATTATTCGCTGTTATATCACTTGCCTGTTGCGTAGTAATACCAACTTTGGCTGTGTTTGCAGCTACACTTGTGTTAGCAGATACCCTTGCTTCTGTGTAGTATAAATTAGTTGAACCCTCTGTAATATCATCAGTATCAAGTACTACATCGCCTGTTTGGGTATTAACACTATCAACAGCAGCAGTAGGGATTGTTGGTTTGTTAAGAATAAACGCATCACTATTAGTATCTGTTTCATTCCAATTAGCTTGTACGTTTACTTCTGCACCTGCTTCTATCCCTGAAAGTTTAGTAGCATCATCTGTGGGATAACTATTCTTTGCAGTGTTTGCTGTGATTGCATCTGCTTGGGTAGTCGTGATACCTACCTTCGCATTGTTAGTAGTAATATCAGCAGCTTGTTGAGTAGTAATGCCAACCTTAGCATTATTGGTGGCAATATCACTTGCTTGTTGTGTAGTGATTCCTACCTTAGCTGTGTTAGCCGTAACAGCAGAGTTTGCAGACACCCTTGCATCGGTAAAGTACAAATTAGATGCACCCTCTGTGATATCGTCTGAATCTAAAACTACACTACCTGTTTCGCCATTTACAGAAGTAACTGCATCGGCAGGGTGTGTTAAACTTTCCCAACCTTCGTTTTTTCTTACATAAGAATCGCCATCATTAGGTGCTTCAGGAAAAGATACTTTTGCAGAGTTAGTAGTAATAGCGTTTGCCTGATCTGTCGTTATGCCAACTTTTGCGTTATTAGTAACTATATCTGCTGCTTGTTGCGTGGTTATGCCTGTTTTTGCTGTATTAGCTGCTACTGCACTATTGGCTGATACACGAGCATCGGTATAATATAAGTTTGTAGAACCCTCGCTTAATTCATCGGTGCTTGTTGGGTTCACTTCTGCACCACTTTCTATACCTGCTAATTTTG